ACTGCTAACGGTGCTTATGCTCAGGCTAATTCCTCGTTTAATACAGCAAATGCTGCAACCCCAAATACTGCAACCGCAAATGGTCAGATCTATGCCGGAAATACTGTTAGTGGAAAATTTGATCTAACAACTATTTCACAGACTGCACCTGTCATAGTTACAAATGGAAGGGGAACCGTCACTCTTTCCCATGCTTCTTCTGGAGTTGTTGCAACCACTTATGGTAATGCTGGTTTTGTCCCAACAGTGACAGTGGATCAATTTGGACATATAACAACAGCAACCAATACTGCAATATCAATTACTACTGCTTCTGTGTCTGAAGCAGCAGGTGGACCCTTCTATCACAATTCTGCTAGAGTACGCGGAAACGTCACAAACACGGCTCCGATTAATTATGATCCTGCAACAGGTACATTTAGTCATGCATTATCTGGCGTGGTGGCAACTGGATATGGTGATGGTGCAACTATACCTAAAATTGTTGTAGATGATAAAGGACATGTTACTAGTGTCACAAATACTAGTGTTGCTATCTCGGCATCACAAATTACATCCGGCATTCTTTCTGTTGCTAGAGGTGGAACAGGAAAAGATGCAACTGGACTGGTTAATGGTGCATTATTAGTTGGGAACACAGTCAATTCTGGTTTTGACTTAGTTACTATTGCTCAAACTGCACCAGTTATTGTTACGAATGGAAAGGGAACAGTAACCCTTTCACATGCTTCCTCTGGTGTGGTGGCAACTGGTTATGGAACAGCGGCTCAAGTTCCTGTTTTTGTTGTAGATCAATTTGGTCATGTAACTTCCGTAACGAATACTGCAATTTCAATCACTACGGCATCTGTATCGGAATCAGCAGGTGGTCCATTTTATCATACCTCTGCACGAGTTCGTGGTAATGTCACCAATACGGCACCAATCAATTATGATTCTGGTACAGGTACATTTAGTCATGCATTGTCTGGTGTGGTGGCAACTGGTTATGGAACAGTAAACACCATTCCCGTATTCACGGTTTCTGATAGTGGTCATGTTACATCAGTTGTGAATACTGCAATAGCAATAACTGCTGCTCAAGTAACTTCAGGTACTCTTTCTGTTGCACGAGGGGGAACAGGACAAACTGCAGCCTCTATTGTCAATGGTGCAGTGTTAATCGGTAATACCGTATCTGGTGGATATGATGTCAATCCCCTTACTCAGGGTACCGGCATCGTTATCACCAATGACAAAGGATCCATCACCATTGCGGCAACTGGTGGTAGTGCAACAGATCAATTTGCACGAGATACAGCGAATGGTGCGTATGCACAAGCCAATGCTGCATTTAACAAGGCAAACGCAGCAGTTGCAAATACAGGAGTCACTACAAACGGATCGTTGTTAATTGGTAATACGGTATCTGGTGGGTTTGATCTACAAACTCTCACTCAGGGATCTGGTATCACCATAACCAATGGTCAAGGTACTATTACAATTGCGTCAACTGGTGGTGTTAGTAATTCATTTTCAACAATAAACACCATTTCCATCGATGCAAACACCCAAGGAAATCTAGTTGCAATTGGGGCAGATACTCTCATACTTGAAGCCGGTCCAGGTATGAATATTAGTTTTTCAGTGGTAAATGGAGATACAAAACAACGTTTGCAGTCAATCCAGGATATATACAAGCAATATCATCTGGTCAAGCATTATATGCATTATAAACAGGGGGAATTATCATGCCAGGAAATCCACAACCAATTTTTAGTCGGGTAGGTGATGTGAGCGCAAATGCAGGTGTGGTCTCAACGGCTGCATTGGGGGCAATTCTGTCAATCACTGCAGGTGATTACAACGGAACTAACGGAAACAATCAAATTATTTTTACATCTGATACAACAAACGGATCATTTATTCAAAAATTGAAATTTAAAGCATTAGGTACCAATGTTGCAACTGTTGCAAGAATTTATGTAAATAATGGTGGAACAAAAACTGTTGCAAATAACAACATCCTTATTGGTGAAGTGAGTTTACCAGCCACTACAGCAACACAAACTGCATCGACTGTTGATATTGAATATCCATTAAACTTTGCATTGAACCCAGGATTTACTATTTTAGCAGGTTTGGGTACAGGAGTTGCAGCAGGATGGGCATGTAGCCCAGTTGGTGGAAAATACTAATATGTTAGATTTATATCATCTCCCAACACGTCCACAAGCGGATGTGCAAATTTTTGCTGATCCGTTGACTGTTACCAATGTTCAATGGAAAACGTGGTTTAAACCAAGAGGGTTTACCATGTGTAATATCATTTGCATTGGAGGTGGTGGAGGTGGAGGTGGTGGATTTACTGGTATTGCTGGATCAGCAAGAGGTGGAGGTGGTGGTGGGGGTAGTTCTGGTCAATCAATAGTAACTATTCCAATTGAATTTCTACCAGATAGATTATATATTCAAGTGGGTGCGGGTGGACAGGGTGTTGGTTCTGGTGGAGGTACCGCAGGATCAGGAATTGCATCAATTGTTGCCATTCATAATTTTGCTTCTGCACTAAACATCATTGCAACATCTGCGGCAACCCCACCTACTGGTGGTGGAACCGGAACCGCCGCGGCTGTCGGTGCGGCCGGGGCTGCAGGGACCGTTCCCGCTATATCTGGTATGGTCATGGCCGGATTGGGTATCACGACTTTGTTGGCAGGACAAGCCGGAACAGCAGGGGGTGCTGTTGCTGGGGCAGTTGGAACTGCAATATCATTTGCTACAACAGGAGCAATTTGTATGGGTGGCACTGGTGGTGGTGGTACCACTTCTGCAGATTTTGCTGGTGGGTTAATAAACTCATCTGCTAATTCACTTTTATCTGATATTAGACCTGTCAATGCTGCAGCAGGTTCAAACCCCGGCCCATCAGCATTTCCTTTATGGAAACCACTATGGGCGTTTGGGGGGTTGGGTGGTGGAGCAAGTAACGCCGCCATAGGTGGTAATGGTGGTGCTGGTATTTGGGGTTCAGGTGGTGGAGGTGGTGGTGGGGGTACAACCGGAGGTAGAGGTGGTAATGGTGGTCATGGTCTTGTCATTATTCAATGTTGGTAATCTATGCTAGATTTATCTTATTTGTCATCTAGAGGATCAAATATTCAAAAGTTTATTGGTTCGTATGACATCACAGGAACTAATAGACAAGAATCATTTATCTGGGATAAACCTAGAGGATATACTACCTGTCATATTATTTGTATAGGGGGTGGGGGTAACGGTGGAACATCTTCTTCTGGTGCAGGATCTAAAGGTGGTGGGGGTGGTGGGGGATCTTCTTCAGTTACAACATTAACTATCCCACTAATTTTTTTACCCGATGTCTTATATGTTTATGTTGGTGCTGGGGTTGGTGTTGGGGGTTTGGGGTTATTTGGTGGTCTTTCATATGTTTCCATTAATTCAGATTTTAGTAATGTATTAAATCTCGTCTCTGTATCTGGTATTGTTGATAGTGTTGGGAGTGGAGTAACAGGTACTACATCAGCGGGTGGAGGTGGTGGTACTGGTGGTACTGTTCCAACATTGGCAAATATGGTATTGGGTGGATTTGGTGTATCAAGGTTTTACGCAGGACAAGCAGGAACATCAGGTGGGGGTATCACTGGAACGGCAGGTACAAATATCAACATCCCAACAACTGGAACCGTTTGTATGGGTGGTACTGGTGGGGGTGGATCAACCGCAAGTGTTCAGGCAGCAGGAGGTGCTATCACTGCTACCGCAAACGCATTAGTGTCAGAATATAGACCATCTGGTGCTGCAGCAGGGGTAAATGGTAGTGGTGGATTACAATTGTGGAAGCCTTTGTGGGGATTTGGAGGATTAGGAGGGGGATCAAGAACAGCAGGCACAGCAGGCACCGGCGGTAATGGTGCATATGGGTGTGGGGGTGGTGGGGGTGGATCAAATGCAGACGCAGCGACCCCATCAGTGGGTGGTGCTGGTGGTCCAGGAATTGTCATTATTCAATGTTGGTAATGGGGATAAATACATGAGTACATTTAAATGTCAACGATGTAAGAGGGTGTTGCCTCTACAAGCGAAACCGATTAGTCAATTAGATTTTTGTGTGGATTGTAAAAAATCCGATCTAAAAGATGCTGAACAATATTTCCGTAACGGACATTGGAAGAAGTTACCAAGATACCTTGAAGAAATAGCAGATGGATCTTTAAAATAAGGCAACCATATGTCTAAACCGACTACTAGAGCACAATTTATAGAATATTGTAAGAGAAAATTGGGTCATCCTGTCATTGAAATTAATGTTGATGATGACCAAGTTGATGATCGAGTTGATGAAGCATTACAATTATGGCAAGACTACCATTTTGATGGTACGGAAAAGATTTATCTTAAACATCAAATTACACAACAAGATCGTGACCGAAGATTTATTCTTATCCCAGATAGAATTATTGGTGTTACTGGTGTTCTAGATTTTGATGGTTCTGCTGCATCAGTAAACATGTTTGACATGCGTTATCAATTACGCTTGCATGATCTCTATGATTTCACATCTGTCTCATACGTTCCCTACACCATCACCATGCAACATTTACGAACACTCAATCTACTTTTTTCTGGTAGTCCTCAAATGAGATTTCATCGTCATAAGAATAGACTTATGTTGGATGTGAATTGGGATGGGAATTTGTCAGTAGGTACATATGTCATCATTGAGTGTTATGGAATTATCAATCCAGATAGAATTAATTTGAGTGGAACCATCACATTAAATGGGGGATCAAATACCGTCAATGGTGTCGGATCATCTTTTGATTCAGAGGTTGTGAAAGATGATATCGTTACATTTGTGACGGCAAATGGAACATATTCAACCATGGTAACCGGCATTCATGCAAATACAGGAATGAATGTATCAACTACATGGACAACAACAGAAACACCAACACAATCATATATAGAATCCAATTCTGATGTGTGGGGGGATCGTGTGCTTAAAGAACTTGGAACCGCATATATTAAAAAGCAATGGGGATCCAATTTGAAAAAATTTAGTGGTGTTCAAATGCCAGGTGGTATCACACTAAATGGTCAGCAAATTTATGATGAAGCAGTTGAGGAAATTGAAAAAATGAAACAAGAATTTATAGATTATAACACACTTCCTAGCGACATGATGATAGGATAATATGATAAATTTTATACAATTCCTATCAGAGGGGAAAATACAAAAAAAGAAACTTAATGGATTAACCATTGTATCCCTTAATGATTTTTTAACAGAAGAATTTCTGATAGAATTGCAGGAATCAATCCCCTTCCTTGGTGCAACTACAAGACCATTTAAACCAGAAGAATTACAAGCATACCTTGGTCGTGTTAATAAACAAGAAAAAGAATCAAAAGATCGTTACAACATGCCCTATATTCATAGAGGGAATATAGAAGTAAGGGGTGATGCTGGAGAAGAATATGATCTTGAAAAACTAAAACAATCAGTCATGACCCGACCAAAACAAATTCTAAAGCAGAATCAGAAAATGCAACATAGTGACGGCACCAGTAGTATATACTACAATATTGGTCTTCCTGCTCTTAAGGGTCTTGCAGTCAACGAAAAAACTGGTGAATTTGTCATTGTCGATACTTGTCCTGGTGCGGGTGCATGCAAGGTATATTGTTACGCAATGAAGGGTGGATATGTCCAGTGGAAGGCAAGTAGTTTGAGTACAACAAGGATTTTAAATTTTCTTCTCAATGATCCTGATGGATTTAAAAAATCATTGAGTCATGAACTATCACAAGCAGAAAATAAGTACTCAAAGAAGGGTGTTAAAATTGTTGTTCGTTGGCATGATGCAGGAGACTTCTTTAGTCCAGAGTACACTGAATTTGCCTATTCTATTGCCCGTGAATTTCCTGGTATTGAATTTTACGCATATACTAAGATGGCAAATGTTGCTATGTCAAATAAACCAACAAATTTTATTATTAATTTTAGTGAAGGAGCGCAACCTTCTCAACAGAAAATGATTGATTTCTCAAGAACAAAACACAGTAAGGTTGTTCCAAAAGAAATGTTTACCGATCTTGTTATGAGGGATGGGAAGTCGTTAAAGAAAGATGAACATGGTAGAATGCAGTTCAAGGATCATGCTGCATTGGAAGAATTCAAGCGCCGCATGGCGCATAAATATGCACTCCAGATAGACACCATCATTACCTATGATGAAATGATGCAGAAACCTGTCGGTGATCATGCTCACTGGAATGTTCTCGTATGGTCTGGACATGGGGATGAAAGCGCAAATAGGAAAGACGTTCTTGGAACCTACTTACTCATTCACTAATTAATTATGCCAACTAACCACTATTTTAATTTTTTCCCCGAAAGAGTAACACAAGAACAGTTACTCATTGAGGATCTGGTGATTGAATCCCTCAAGATTCATTCAATGGATGTGTTTTATCTACCCAGAGAATCCAGGGATCAAATTGATCCGTTAATGGGTGAGGAACAACTAAAACAATTCACTTCTGCATATACCATTGAAATGTATATGGAAAATACCACTTCTATGGAGGGGGAAGGGGATCTTATCACTAAGTTTGGATTAGAAATTCGTGATGAGATGACACTATTAGTTTCTCGCAGAAGATTCCAATTCACTCTACCAACATTGCTTAGACCAAGAGAAGGGGACATCATTTATATTCCTCTTCTTGCTAATTTCTTTGAAATTACATTTGTTGAACATGAAAACAATCAAGCGATGATGTATACCTTAGGTAGAGGTCGTGGTGGAAATGTTTACGTCTACTCATTACGACTAAAACAATTTGTGTTCTCACATGAAAATATTAATACTGGTGTCGATGAAGTTGATGAACAGATTGACGAGTCCAATCAGATGACATACTTAACCTTACAAACTGGTGGAACTGGAAATTTTGATATTGTGAATAATGAAATTGCATTTCAAGGTAGTTCTCTTGCAACGGCAAATGCGTTTGGTCGTGTTTTAAAATGGGACACTACTGGTTTGGTGTTAGGATTAGAAATGGTGAATGGAAATCTCACTAACACAGCAAATATCAAGGGTGCAAATAGCGGTGCAAATTGGATCGTAACTACAATAGATACTAATACACCACTCGCTGAACAATTTGAGGATCCTGCAGACAATAAAATCATTGAAGATGAGTCCAATCAAATATTGGACTTTACTGAAGATAATCCATTTGGTAACCCATAATGCTTGGACACAGCCCGTTCTATCACAGAACAATAAGAAAACATGTTGTATTATTCGGAGCACTCTTCAATGATTTATTCATTGTAAGAGAGACATATTCTGGCGCTAAAAAAGAAAAAATAAAAGTGCCTCTTAGTTATTCACCGAAAGAAAAATTTATTCGACGATTAACAGGTGATCCTACTCTTACGAAGAGTATACAAACAACCTTACCAAGAATGTCATTTGAAATGATATCATTTGAATATGACGCATCTAGAAAACAACAGGGAACCATAAAACATCGTGGAAGTTCAACCTCATCACCAACTGTACAAGCACAGTATGTCGGTATTCCATATAATTTTGATTTTTCATTGGGTCTTTATGTAAGAAATATTGAAGATGGATTACAGATCATAGAACAAATTCTTCCATTTTTTCAACCAGATTATACGGTCAGTGCTGTCTTGTCACAAGAACTTAATATTATAAAAGATATTCCCATTGTTCTAACTTCTGTTTCTGAAGACAATCAATATGAAGGTAAATTGGAAGATGGGACTCGCATGATTTTCTGGGATCTTCAATTTACTATGAAAAGTTTCTTATTTGGTCCCGTTTCCAATTCAGCAATTATCATGGGATCCAGTATTTCCGCAAATGCATCTGCACCAGGTGCAAATTCTTATGCAAATGTTACTGGTGGTATCTACGTTAATATTTTTGAAGATACTAATAATAAAAAAATACAAAAGGTAAAGGTGAGTGGTGGGATAATTGGGTTTAAAGAAGGTGAACGAATTCGTGAACCTGATTTAGGAATTCTTGGTACGGTTTATCAATGGAATCCTACATCTAACACACTATATCTTAACGACATGAGTGGAATTTTGCGTCCAAATGCAAATATATGGGGATTGGATACCTCTGCTCATTGGGTCGTCAATTCTTTAGAAATTGTCAATCAAAAAGATGTTGAAATACGAATTTATCAAAATCCAATCACTGCTGATGCAGACGATGATTATGGATATACCACACACATAAGAGAATTCCCAACTACATTATCATAATGTGAAAGGTGAACAATGGACCTGTTACATGAAATATTAAAAGCGGATCTACCAGTCCCCCAAGCGACTTCAAATTCCACTTCAAATGCCAATACAACATTACAACTATCTGAAATTATTCCAGATGTCTCTCATCTTGCGAATAATACGGTTTCAAAAGATGCACAAGATTCTAGAGGTAATATTCGACAACTTCTTGCACAAGGAACAAATGCAATTACTGATCTGGTGGTTGTGGCAAAAACTACCAATGCACCTAGAGCGTATGAAGTTCTTGCAACATTACTTAAGACTGTCGCAGAACTCAATCATGATCTCATGAAAGTCCATAAAGATGAACAGTTATTAGTGACACCAGAAGAACAACAACCATCTGAAGTGCACAATCATATCGACAAAGCAGTATTTGTTGGATCCACTGCAGAACTTGGTCAAATGATGAAAGAACAACATGGCAACAGTAGTACCGGCTCTACCATCACAGAAACAAAAGAAATCAGCAACGTTTAAGGTTAAACCTGTCAATGAACGGTTTTACCTCAATAATCCTCGCTTAAAAGCGGTTGGGGTAAACTATGCATTTGCTCAGGAACAAATAGACGAATGGAAAAAGTGTTCACAAGACCCTGTATATTTTATTAGAACATATTGCAAAATCATTCACGTGGATCGAGGTATGATTGATTTTGAAATGTTTCAATATCAAGAAGAAATTATTAACATCTACAAAGAAGAAAGAAAAGTTATTGTTCGTCTTCCTAGACAGATGGGTAAAACCACAACCACTGCAGGATTTTTTCTTTGGTACGTATTGTTTCACGATAATAAAGTATGTGCGATCATGGCAAACAAAGCCCCCACGGCACAAGAAATTCTTGGTCGTGTTAAACTTATGTATGAAAATCTTCCATTGTGGATTCAACAAGGAATTATTGAGTGGAACAAACGATCTATTACTTTAGAAAATGGTTCACGAATTCTGGCAGCCGCAACCTCATCAAGTGCAATTCGTGGATATTCATTATCTTTGGTATTTTTAGATGAGTTCGCTCACGTTCCTAATAACATTGCTGAAGAATTTTTCACCTCCATTTATCCAACCATTTCATCTGGTAAACAGACAAAGATTCTTATTGCCTCCACACCAAACGGAATGAACCATTATTATAAATTCTGGACGGAGGCAGAAAATAAGGCTAATGATTTTGTACCAGTTTTCTATCAATGGAACAGAATGCCTGGTCGTGATGAGGTGTGGTTAAAAGAACAGGAACGTGCTCTTGGTGGAATGAAATTTCGACAAGAAGTTCTTTGTGAATTCATGGGATCGAGTGACACCCTTATTGCTGGTGCTGCTCTTGCTGCTATGGCAATGAAACAACCCATTTCAGAAGAAGAGGGTTGGAAAGTCTATGAGAACCCAGAAGAAAACCATACTTACGTTATTTGTGTGGATCCAGCCAGAGGATTGGATCGAGATGCTTCTGCATTTTGGGTTATTGATATTAGTGTAATGCCGTATAGGGGGGTTGCAGTTTACCACAGTCACACCATATCACCCGTCATTCTCCCAAACATTATCTATAATGCAGCAAACCGTTACAATAAAGCATTTGTCCTTGTTGAAATTAATGATAACGGTCAACAAGTCGTGGATATGTTACATCATGACCTTGAATATGAAAATGTGTTTAAACTCGATACCTCAACTAAACAGGGAACAAAAGTTAGTGCAGGATTCAAAAAATCCATTAGAATTGGATTGAGAATGACTGAATCTGTTAAACGAATTGGGTGTCAAAACCTTAAGTTGTTGATAGAAGATAAGAAATTACTTATTCATGATTTTGCAACCATATCAGAATTTTCCACATTTACACAACAAAATCAAACCTATAAAGCAGACGAAGGTTTTCATGATGATCTTGTGATGTGTTTAGTGATGTTCTCTTGGTTAATGACACAAAAATATATTCGTGATTTCCAACCCAACAATATGGATCTTAGAAAAATCCTAGAAAAAGAACAAAATCAGATGGTAGAGGATGATCTTGTTCCTGCAGGATTCATTGATACGGGGTTAAATGACGAGTTATTTGTTGAGGATGGGGATCTTTGGGTTCCAGCAAAGGGTTCCAGACGGGAAGATCTTGACCACATCTTAGAAGAATATGGTAAATGGGGGCAGAACTTCTAGATTTTATAAATAAACACATGATACGTGAATCATTTGAATATCCTCGCCTATTCACTTTTAAGGAGTCAACACCATGTCATTTCAGTTATCACCTGGCGTAAATGTCTCAGAAGTCGATTTGACTACAGTTATTCCTACCGTATCCACAACTGGTGGTGCGTTTGTAGGTCAGTTTCAATGGGGTCCTGTTGAGAGCCGAATCCTTATTGATCAGGAAGTCCAACTAGTTAATACATTCGGGAAGCCTGATGCAAATACCTTTACCTCATTTTTCACCGCTGCTAATTTTTTGGCATATGGTAACAATCTCCGTGTAACACGTGCTGCAAATACTAGTTCAAAGAATGCAACTTCAAACACTGCTGCTGCACTTCAAATTAAGAATGAAGTTGTATACGAAAACTCCTACCTTTCTGGTGGTGGCACATTTGGTGAATTTGCTGCTCGTTACCCTGGTTATTTGGGTAACTCACTCAAAGTCGGTGTATGTGGAAGTGCAGATGTATTTTCTAGTAACGTCACTGCTCAAAACGGTGCAACAGCAAATGCTGCAGCAATTGGAGATAAAACCATCAACACAACCGGAAACAGCGTTCCTTATGTGATACAGGGTGATTATGTCAAAGTTGGGACCAACCCATATGTACAGGTTTCTTCTGTTAACGCAACTGCAATTATTGTTAACACTGCATTAACTGTTGCAGTCACAGCAGGTAGCGCAATCCTTCGTAAATGGGAATTTGCAGATCAGTTCGATAGTGCACCAGGAACATCACCATACACAGCAGGAAAACTTGGTGCAAACGATGAATTGCATATCATTGTCATTGATGAAGATGGATATGTTGCAGGAACACCAGGAACAGTTCTTGAAAAGTATCCATTCGTTTCAAAAGCATCTGATGCTAAGAGCAGCGATGGATCAACCATTTACTACCCAATGGTCCTTTTCAACAAGTCAGATTATATCTACTGGGGATCACATGATGGTGCAGGAACCAATTGGGGAAACACGGCACCAGCAACCACATTTACCAACGTAACTGTAAAACGCAGCCTATCCCTTGGTGGGGGTAATGATGCAACTGTCACTGATGGTGACTTACAGCGTGGATGGGATCTTTACACAAATGCAGATGTGGTAGATGTTTCATTGCTTCCTCTTGGAGATGTCTCGGCAACAGTTGCAAACTATGTTATTCAGAATGTTGCAGAAGTACGTAAAGATTGTGTCGTCTTCTTGTCACCTTCTCGATCATCTGTTGTGAACAATGCCGGAAATGAACAGGATGCAGTTGTTGCATTCCGAAATACTCTCACATCTTCTAGTTACGCATTTATGGATGGTGGTTGGAAGTATCAATATGACAAGTACAATGACGTATTCCGATATCTCCCTCTCAATGGTGATATTGCGGGTTGTGCAGTTCGTACTGATACAACCAGAGATCCTTGGTTCTCAATCGCAGGCTATGATCGTGGACAAGTAAAGAACATCGTTAAGTTGGCATGGAATCCAACACAAGCACAGAGGGACACACTTTATAAGAGTGGTATCAACCCTGTGGTTACATTCCCAGGAGATGGAACGGTTCTCTATGGGGATAAGACTCTACAGAGCAAACCAAGTGCATTTGATCGTATCAATGTTCGTCGCTTATTCATCGTCCTTGAAAAGGCAATTGCTCGTGCATCAAAGTTTAGTTTATTTGAGTTCAATGACGAGTTTACACGTGCACAGTTTGTTGCATTTGTTGAACCATTCTTGCGTGATGTTCAGGGTCGTAGAGGAATCTTTGACTTCCGCGTTGTCTGTGACACCACAAACAACACACCAGAAGTCATTGATAGCAACCGTTTTGTTGGAGATATTTACATTAAGCCAGCACGTAGCATCAATTTCATCCAATTGAATTTTGTTGCTGTGAGAACTGGTGTTT